GGTCGGACTGTACTTCCATCACGTCATCGAGGATCGTGTTGAAATACTTGCCCTTATCGACCGTCAGATCGACAACCGAGCCCTTCGGGCGCTCAAGCTCAAGGGCCGCATCGGCGCGGTAGTCCTTGATGGTGATGGTCGGCTTGGTGCGGATGTGCACCGTGTCGCCCATGTTCTTGATTTCGCCCTCGTAGTCCGTATTGGAGATCGCCGCAAGGACGGTCGCCGCATAGAACTTCTCGATCAGCTTGCCCGACCAGATTTCGGGGATGAAACCGGCAGCTTTGAGGCCGTTGCCAGCCGAGCCAACCGGGTAAATCGGGGGAGTGGTGCCACTACCGGCGACGGGGAATACCATTTTATCCTGTTCCTCTTATTACCTTCCGGGGTAACTCGCAGTATTTCCCCGGAAGAATTTGGCGAAAAGTTAAACGATCCGCCCGTCTCGCTCCGCGTCGAAGATCATCTGTTCAAGACGGTTCTTCTCTGCATCGTTCCCACGGTAATGGCCCTGATTGACCATCCTGTAGAAATTCGCGATCTGGGCGCGGCTGATGGTTTCCTTTTCACCGGGAGCAGAAGATGCGGCCGGTGCCTTGGCTCTGCCCGGTGCCGCGAAGTTTTCCAGCGGGGTTTTCTCGTTACCTAGTGAGGTAACCTTACCCGGCTGGTCGCCTGCGGGGGCCGTGACAGCCTCATCAGAGAGGAAGCCCTTAAAGAACTGCAAGACGCGCTGTGCTTCACCGTTTCTGTGCGCTTCCTGTAGCATCTGAAGCCTTATAGCACCCGAATACGGGTCTGGCAAGTTCAACCAAGCAAGAAAATTGCTATCCTTGTTGATTTCTCGCCAGTTGGGCACATTTTCGTCCATTGTCTGGGTGATGGACTGCTGTTTATTGTTGTGGACAGTGCGCTCGACACTGCCGAAACTGTTCTCCATCCGCTCCAGCTTCGAGCGAAGTTCAGCCAGTTCCGGGGAGATGTTCTCACGGGCAGCGCGAGCCGCCACGTCGAGGAAGTCTTCGCCGTAGTCCTTGCGCTCGTCGTCAGTCACGAGGCGCTGGGGCTTGGCGGGTTCGGCAGCGGGGGCCTTCGTCTGCTGCGACAGCATATGCTCCAACTGGCGGATGCGGTCATTAAGCTGCCCGACCGTGGAGTTTACCCGGTCGTATCGCCCTTTGATGGAGTTGTACTTGTGTTCCCAGTCGTCGGGGTTACCTTCGGGGGTAACGGTTGGCTTGTTCTCCGGCGACTTTGGCGGATTGTTGTTTTGCTCATCCGGTTTCTTCTCCGTCTGGGGAGGCGTCTCCGGGTTCTTCGGCGGCGTCTCCGGGGCCTTCTCACCATCCGGCTTCTGGGGCTCCGTCTCGTATGCAGTCTGGTGCATGGCCGAGGCGCGTGCCGACTGGGCGCGGATAGCTGCCGGAATGTTCACGTCTGGGTCGAGGGGTGCAAGCGGCTTTTTAACGGTGTTGCTCATTTGGTCTTTCCTTCGATCTTGTCGGAGATTTCCTGACACTTCTGCAAATCCTCAAGCAACGCGGTCATTTGCTGTGCGCGTCCCTGATTGATCTGGAGATATGCAGGCTCGGACTTGATACAATCTGTGCGGCTCTTTTCAACAAGAGCGGCGAACTCATTCAAAAAATCGTGCCAGTTTTTGGGTGCGGCACGGGCTAGGCGGCTGGCCTTGACGTAGAATTGGTCTTTCGGATTTGGCATCAGTACATCCAGTCGTCGCCGGTGTCTTCGACCGGAGGTTTCTTGGAGTAGTTATTCTGCATACGGGCGGAGACTTCCCCGCCAGTATCGGCACGCTGGCCTCGTGCTAGCTGCTCGGACTTGAGCAACTTGGGGGTAACCGGGGGCACCCCCTTTGCCTGATCTGCCATGTTGCGTTCCCTTGTTTGTTACCTCGGGAGGTAACGGTTATGCCGGGCGAAGCGGCTTGACGGTCTGCTTACCAAACATCTTGGTAGTGCCGCCCTTCGCCATGCCGCCCGACTTGGAGTGTTCCTGCGAAGAAACACCCGGCTTCTGGGTGCCGGTGAACTGGCGCTTCATCATCGAAGACTTGCCGCCGCTCACCTTTGCCATGCTGCCGGTGGACTTGACCTTACCTGCCATCACTGGCCTCCTGATATGTTGGTCCGTGGACCCTGATCGCCCGATGCACCTGTATCCTGCTGACCGCCTTGGGCTTCGCCGCCAGCATCTGCCATACCGGCCTGCTTTGCCTCTTGCATCGAAGCGGCAAGCTGATCGTCCGGTGGGACAACTCCCTCCCCGTCAAGCCCGATTTCATTCGAGATGGCGCGGAGGATTTTTGCACGGCCCTGAATGCCAATGATCTGTGCATCGACAGGATTAGCCGTGATCTGAAGGAACTCCAACTGGCGAGCCCGCTGGGTTTCCCGCTGTACTGCGACGTTCACACCCATAACGCGGATGTTCTCATCACCAGTGAGCATACCGCTCGTGTCGGTAAGCATTAGCATTTCGTACAGCCCCGTCAAGGCCGGTTCCATCACATCGCGGTCGATATTGGCCGCGACCGTCTGGAGCATCTTCGACGCATTGCCCATCAGCATGGCAAGTCCCGACGCTGTTCGGCCTGCGCCGCCACCCGGATTAGCACCCGACATGTGGCGCGGAATGGCCGACAGTTCGTCCGCGATCTCGCCCATTCTGGAGTAGATGCCCAGAAGCTCCGAGGCGTTGGACGTAGGCTGGAAGAAGTCGATGGGCTTCTGGGTCTGTCCACCCGCCATCGCCATGTCACCTTGGACATGCCACCGCTTCCAAGGGTGCATTTCGTTGCCGGTTTCGCCGCCTGCCAGCATGTCATCACGAACCACAACCTGCGGTCCCGAGGACATGGACATGTTGTTGCAGAGCGAGCGGAGCGTGGCGTTACTCACCTGCTGGATGTCCGCGAGGATGTCGGGCAAGCCGTTACCTACCGGGGTACCGGGCATCTTCTCAAACGAGGTGATGAAGTACGGGTGACGCTTGCGCGGCGATGGCGACAACTGAATTTTGATGATGTAGCGACCGATCATCCACGCCTGTACCATGTAGTCGCGGATGGGGTCTGGGATTTCCGTGGCCGTGAAGCCATAATTCTCCATCAGCATCCGGCCTTGCACGTTGCCGTGGAATTCGAGGCAGGTAATCATCCCCGACACGTTCTGCGTCGGGTTCTCCCGGTTCTCATAGACGGCACGCTCACTATCCTGATTGTCGGTGTTATCGTGGAGGCCACCCCGCCCGTACTCATCGAGTACCTTGCGGAGATTTTCCTGATTGTATCCCGGCAGGTCGAGCAGGTCGTTAATGTCGGCACGGGTAAGCTGGCTGCGCTCGATCACAGCCGCGTCCTCGATGTCGTTCACACCCGGCGTCCACCAGATGTCGAATGGCGACACGCGGTTCCAGAACAGGCGGGGCTCCTGCTTCGTGATCGGGCGTCCACCCTCCCACTTCACCGTGGGCACGATCTTGACGACTGGCCCCTTGATGACGGCGAACGGGAACAGGGGCAGGTCCACAAGGAACTCTGCCATCGCCTTGTAGAAGCCGCCGCTATTCAGCAACTCATCAATCTTATCCTGCGCCTGCGCGGCCCGGTTACGGGCGGCTTTCTTCTCTGCTGACTTGGCAGCCATGGTAAGCTGCTGCATCCGGTCACGGATGGCCGACGCTGGGACTTGCTGGCCTGCCTGCTGCATCGCAGCCAACTCGCCCTCAACCAGCATCATCACCTTCTGCATGATGTCTTCTGGCACGTCAGGGTCAGCCGGGGGATTGATGCCCCACGAGCGATCCGGCGTTAGGTAGATGTCGCGAAGCAGGGAGGTGGCACCCCGGCATTTCATCGCGATCAAGCGAGCGTAAATCTCGGAGCCACCGAAGGCCCTGATCTCGGCAAGGGTCTGGGCATCGTACTGGCCGTTGAACGCTCGCAGCGCGTCCATGAGACGAGTTGTCCAGCCCGACGATCCGTTCCGATGGCGCTTGTACTGGTCGAACTTCGTCTGGATGAACTGGGCTACTTCATCGTAGTTCCGGTCGTTACCTTCCGAGGTAGCGGCTTCTCGGGCCTCATAGTCAGCCCGTTCCTTGGCCGCGATCTGTTCGTTCAACGCCCCACCGGGGATAACACGAAGGTTCCCGCCACCGATTGCGGCACTCCCTATTGTGTTGGACATTTAACAACCTCATGTGTTATCTGATAGTGCCGAAAATCAATTCTCGCGGGAAACCCCATGTCGAATACCAACAATAGCGCATCCCAAGACGGAAGTATAGACGAGCAAATGCTTAATGTTGCTCGCGACTTTGCCATGGACCTTTACGAGCTTCCGGTCATCTTGGCAAGTAGGGGTATCTCGAATGCCGAATGGCAGAAGATGTCGGTTCACCCGCGCTTCCTCCAGTACCTGCGGTCGGAGAAAGAAGCTTGGAACGCGGCGAGCAACACCGCCGAGCGTACCAAGCTCAAGGCCAGCACCATCATGGAGAACTGGATGCTGACCGCCGCCAAGGAATTGGAGAGCAAGGGCAACCCCCTCAACCACAAGGTGGAACTCGCCAA